ATAACCCCAAACAATGGCAGAAACATTAATATCTCCAGGAGTATTAGCAAGAGAAAATGATTCGTCTTTCATTTCGCAGACACCGTTTACAAATACAGCGGCCATCATCGGTCCTACTGTAAAAGGTCCTGTAGAAGTTCCAACAATTGTTACTTCTTACAGTGCATACGTGAATAGATTCGGTGCTACTCTTACTAGTGCAAGTAATGTATATTCGTACTTTACGTCTATCGCAGCATATAACTTCTTCGCTAATGGTGGTGAAGCTTTACTTGTTGCTCGTGTAGCTAGTGGTTCATTCACTCCAGCATCTTCATCATTTGTATCAGGTAGCACAGCAGGTGCTGTTGCTTCTGGTAGTGCATTTACATTGAAAACCCTCTCTGATGGTGTTATCATGAATAGTGCAGGAACTGAAGATTCTCAAGGTGCTTTAACAAACGGAACATCTGATAACTTAAGATGGGAAATTTCAAACCCAAGCACAGCATCAGGTACATTCGATATAATTGTTAGACAAGGTAACGATACTACAAATAACAAAATCGCCCTTGAAACTTGGACTGGTTTATCATTGGATCCAAAATCTCCAAACTTTATTTCTAAAGTAATTGGTGATTCATACGAAGCATACAATGGTGCTACTAACTCAATTCAAGTAAACGGTAATTATAAGACAAATTCTAGATACGTTTACGTATCTGCTATCAATGCTGATTTCTTAACTCCTGATTACTTCGATAACACAGGTACGGCTAAATCAGAATTTACACCTTATATTCCAGTCGCACAAAGTGGTTCGTTTGGGGCAGCTACAGGTGACGTTAAAGGTGGTGCTAACTTCTATGGTAGCATTAATGGCACTAATACTCAAGGTTTGGTTGCTGGTAACTACACTAACATGATTAGTTTGTTAGCTAACCAAGACGATTACAAATTTAACGTATTAGTTACTCCTGGTCTTTATGATTCAGATGCTAACTATAATACTGAAATTACTAATGCAATTAACAATACACAAGGTAGAGGTGATAGCATTTATGTAATGGATTTGGTACCTTACAATTCAAGTGTATCAACAGTAACTACAAAATCAGCTCTTAGAAATACTTCATATGCTGCTTCATACTGGCCTTGGTTACAAACAGTTGACCCAGATTCAGGTCAATTAGTTTGGGTACCAGCTTCAACAATGATGCCAGGTGTTTATGCTTACAACGATTCAGTAAGTGAGCCATGGTTCGCTCCAGCAGGTATTAACAGAGGTGGTCTTGATCAAGTAGTTAGACCAGAAATTAAGTTGACACAAGCTCAACGCGATACACTTTACACTGCTAAAGTGAACCCAATTGCTTCATTCCCTGCAACTGGTGTAGTAGTATATGGTCAGAAAACATTACAAACTAAAGCATCTGCTTTGGATAGAGTAAATGTTAGAAGATTGTTGATTGCTCTTAAAAACTACATTTCAGATGTAGCCCAAAACTTAGTATTCGAACAGAACACTATCGCTACTAGAAATGCATTCTTAAGCCAAGTTAATCCGTACTTAGAAACAGTACAACAGAGACAAGGTTTATATGCTTTTAAAGTGATCATGGATGAAAGTAACAACACAGCTGATGTAATTGATAGAAACCAGATGGTAGGTCAAATTTACATTCAACCTACTAAGACGGCTGAATTCATTTACTTGGATTTCAACATCTTACCAACAGGAGCTACTTTCCCAGCATAATTTTTAAAAGTTTGAATATTTATAATAAAATAAAATAAAATGGCGATATTAGATTCCAACGAAATTTTCTTCACAGCCTTCGAACCGAAGGTACAAAATAGATTTATCATGTATGTTGATGGCATTCCTGCCTATACAATTAAAGCTATTTCGTCTGTAGGTTTCTCACAGGAAGAAATTGTATTAAACCATATTAACACTTACAGAAAAATCAAAGGTAAGTTGAAGTGGAATGATTTAACAATGACAATGTTCGATCCTATCACTCCTTCAGGAGCTCAGGCGGTAATGGAATGGGTTCGTTTACACCACGAATCAGTAACAGGTCGCGATGGTTACTCGGATATGTATAAGAAAGATTTGACTATCGATGTATTGGGTCCTGTAGGCGATATCGTTTCAGAATGGATCATCAAAGGTGCTTTCATTAAAGCCGCTGAATTTGGTGAATACAACTGGGATAACGAAGCAGCTGCTCAAAACTTGACAGTTACTCTTGGAATGGATTATTGCGTATTGAACTTCTAATAAAGAAATTCAAAATATTTTTAAGGAGAGCTTGGCTATGTCAAGCTCTTTTTTTATTTTGATATGTATAATCGATAACAGTTATTATAAATAAAAATTTATGGCAAAACAAGAAAAACCCAAGTTCAAATTTCCAACTGAAATTGTTGAATTACCTTCTAGAGGATTATTATA